TCCGGTATGGTGGCACGAATGGGCGCCAAAGATTGTTGCCAAATATAACCTAAAAAAAACTGGCGTTAATCATTACAACGGGCCATGCCCCCAATGCATTGGCACCGACAGGTTCTACATGTCCGAAAAGGCAGGCGTGGTGCGGATCAACTGCAACCAAGGCTGCAATTTTAAAGACCTTACGCAAACAATGCGCGATGATGGTGCTTGGCCAGAGTTTATAAAAGGTGAGCCAATAGCGCCAATGCCAAGGATGAATGGCAACCCGTTTGCAGCGCATGGCAGTAGTTCGCAGCTATACCACGATATTAAAGGGGTGCCGCTGTATGGTGCTGCTGTGGTGGATACCAGCGTGGTCATTAAGGTGATCGCCAAAGACGGCAAGCAAGTCGGCAGTCAAACAATCAAGCCAGACGGCACCAAGCGGTTTACCGCTGGCATGGTGACAGATGGTTCGTTTGCCGTGCTAAACGGATCTGTTGAGGGTAGAACGTATCTCTGCGAAGGATGGGCCACAGCAGCGTCAGTGGCGCTATCTACAGGGCGTCCTGCGGTGTTCTGCCTGTCATCTGGGAACTTACCCAAGGTTTCGGCGATACTAGCAGAGTTGCGCCCGGAAGCGGATCTGTTTGTTGCGGCAGATAATGATGCAGCCGGGCTAAAAGCCGCAAAAGAAACGGGCTTGCAATGGAAAGCGCCAAGCACAGCAGGGCATGATTGGAACGATGTGCTGCTGGCGCAAGGCGCAGAGGCCGTCAAAGATGCGTTGGAAACCAAACTGCTGGATACGGTGTTTACCCCGTCACAAGCGCGGCCAATTCTAACAGCAAACTATTTGATAAAGGGATGGCTGGGCTGCGGTCAGATGAGCGTAATGTACGGGCCAAGCAATGTGGGCAAATCATTTGCTGCGCTCGATATGGCTTGGCATGTAGCGTCAGGCGCGATGTGGCATGGGTTTAGGGTGTCAGGTGGGCCAGTGCTGTATTTGGCAACAGAGGGCGGCAGTAGCTTCCACAACAGGATATACGCGCTGGCTCAAAAGTATGAGCGCACTGACGTGCCGTTATACATCAGGCCAAGCCCGGTGGATCTGTTGCGGCCAAATGCTGATCTGGCTGAAATCATAGCGCTGGTTGCGGAAATCAAAGAAGCGTCAGGGCAGGATTGCGTCCAGATTGTGGTGGATACTGTCAGCAGGGCAATGGCAGGGGGCAATGAGAACGGCCCAGAGGATATGACGGCGTTTATATCAAACGTAGACGCCATGAGAGCAGCCACAGGGGCGCACTGCATGTTGGTGCATCACAGCGGCAAGGATGTTGCGGCAGGGGCAAGAGGGCATAGCAGCCTGCGCGCCGCAACAGATACTGAGATTGAAATGGAATTGAGCAGAGAGGATGGCCTGCGGTTTGCGCGCGCCACAAAGCAAAGGGACATGGAAACGGGGGCAGAGTTCGCGTTTAAGCTGGATGTCATCACGCTGGGCGTCGATCAGGATGGGGATGACGTAACCACTTGCGTGATTGAGCCAGTGCAGGGCGAAGAGATAAAAGACGCCAAACGAAAGCCACTCACAAAGAACGGCAAAGTGCTTGTGGAGTGCTTCACACAATTGCAGGGAGAGCGCATTGGAGCGCCAAATTTAAGCGGCGCAGGGTGGCCAGATAGTGGCACCAGATGGGCGATTTCAGAGGCAGATCTGAGGTCACATTTCTTTGGAAAGATCACCACGCAGAACAAGCGCAGCACGTTTGGAGAAACCGTCAGCAGCATGAAATCAGAGGGTCATCTGGGGCAAAATGATGGTCATTTCTGGCTTTGCGCGTCGAAATACAAAATCCGACACATGTAGGAAAGCGTAGGAAAATGGCAGTTCATATAAATAAGGGGTTTGCGCAGTGGTTTCCTACGCTTTCCTACGCTTTTCCGACAGTTTTCCGACAGTGGCGCATGGGTGTCGGAAATGTCGGAAATACCTTTAGGTATCCGACGTTTCCTACAGCGCGAGAAATCGGGTCATCCTGCGGTGAAAGATAGACATGAAATATTCCTTCTGAAGATAAATAAAATTACTTGTCTTGGCGAGTTGGAAGGGTTCGCAAACCGTCGACGAATTTTATACGAGCAAGGATGCAATGCTTGGATCTTACCAGTTTGGAACGCTGACGAGTTAAACGAAATACGCAGACGTAAGTATGAACTACAACAGGAGAAAAAAAAATGACAAACAATACAGATCTAATTTTACGACGTACAGCCCAGCGCCTACCTGCTGACGTGCTGCGCCCAGGTCAAGAGGCTGACGTGGGATCAATGATGTTGGAGTATGAACGTGAGCAAGCCAAGCGCGTCAGACGGCAAGTGCTGCCAACAGATCGAACCTACGTCAGGCGGCAAGTCGATGACACGGCGATCATCCTGCTGAATGAAATGCGCAAGGCTGGGCCATGCACGGCAAAGTATCTTGCAGAGCGCATGTCGATCAGCACGCACAAGAGCGCCAACCTGATCAAATCGCTGACCAGCGCCAACTTGGCAGAGAAGATTTGCCTGACGGTTCGTGGCCACGTTCAGAAGGGCAGTTCAAAATATCGGACAGGCGCGCGTGAACGAAATGATTGCTGGGTCTATCAAGCGGTGGCGCAATGAAGGCGTTGGAGGTGCTTGAGGAAGCAATCAGTCTTGTCACCGGGCGGCGTCAAAAGGATTATGGTGAGGCCGATGACAGCTTCCAACGGATCGCTGATGGCTGGAATATTATCGTGCGGTCAACAGATGGTGATCTGACGCCTGCGCATGTGGCAATTATGATGGATTGGATGAAGTCAGCGAGGCTACTTCAAAGCATGGATCATGCCGATTCTTGGGTGGATAAGGCAGGGTACAGCGCTTTGGGCGCACAGCTTGCCATGAGAGAGCCTGAGAGGCCACCTACAGCGTCATATAATGCTAACGGTAAGGGTTCCATAGGGCCGAACGATATACGGCCTGAGAGCCGCGATTATTCACAGGGTTAAATCATGGTCAAAAAGAAGAAAAAGCCTAAGCCGCTGAACGAGGCCAGAAGCAGGGCTGATCACGGTACGCCAGAGGCGCTGCGGCAGGCAGACGGTGTGCAGTTTGAGACGGTGGATGGTGGCAGGTTAGGCAGTGTCAAACGTGCCTACATCTCACGGCAAACGCCGATGGATCGATACAAGGCAAGGGGGCTGGTAAACCAGCGGCAGTATGATGCTGCTCATGCGTTTTTCGTGCTGTATGACAAGACAAGACAGGCAGGCAGAGTGACGTCAAATTACGACAGGATCATCGTCGATGGCGGCGGTGCTGGCGGGATCAACGAGTATGCCTTCAGCGATTACATTAAGCTACAGCAAGCGTTGGGCATGGATTACGTCAGTGTTGTCCGGGCTGTGGTGGTGGAATGCGAGAGCGCCGCTGGATGGGCCAAGCGTTACAGATTGCCGTCAAGGATGGGCATTGAAAAGCTGCGGGATGGCTTGGACAAGCTGGCGAAGATCATGGGCGTGTCGTGAGGGCGGCAGGTGATGAATTAACAGCAGAACGCAGGTGACGTTGTGTTAAGCCGCCCTCAACGTGGTGATAGCATAAGCGCAACTAAAACTAAATATGCTGCATACAAATATAATCTATTGACCGATCAACACCTGATGTGCAAATGGCATATATAATAGCTATCCCTGTGTTGGTTCACTGGCGTCCTTTCGAGGGCGCTTTTTTTTGTTTGGAGGGTCGCATGATTAAAAAATCAAAGACCGTCAACAAACGTGTCATGCAGCAAATCGTTGACAAACTTGCAGAAGGCATAACGCTGACTGAGATCTGTCAAGCTGATGACATGCCAAGCTATCGATCAGTTACACGCGCTGTGCAATTAGATGAGGAACTCTGGGAACTGTACCGCAAAGGCCGAGTGCAACAAGCTGAGTTCTACACTGATAGGATCAACATGCTGGCCATGTCTCCGCTGCCTGACGTTGTTGACCAGCGTGTGCTTGGTGCAGAGGTTCAACGGCGCAAGCTAGAGATTGAAACACTGCGCTGGACAACGGCAAGGAACCAGCCTCACGGCGTGAGGGACAAGAAAGAAGATGCACCGCAACAGCAAGCCATCACAATATCATGGGCTGG